TTTCTCTAACAAGACCTCTTGCTTTTAGGACTTGTTCTTTATGAGCCTCACCAAAAATAGTTTGACCCAACTTTGGATCATAATAGGTTTTATGTGAAAGACCGTCAGCCCAAGAGTTTAGGTTTGACTTGGAAAAGTTTGGAGCAGTAAGTTTTAATCTAAACTCCTCACCTGTGTCTGGGTCAAACATTTTTTCTGGTCGGTCTTTGTAGGAGCAGATCATCTCAAACGAGCGGCCTGTTTCTACACCAACGAACTCATAAAGCGGCATTAGGCTTCCTCCATCTGCGTTGCGATCTGCTCCTGTCCTTCTGCTCTAATAGCAGCAGCGGCTCTACCACCACCGACAGGCAGTCCTGCCTCACCCATTTGGGCTGGGCCTTCGTCTTCATTTAGACCGGGCGCTACGCCTTCGGGTGCTGCGGCTGCCTGCGTCTTCATAAAAGATTCGGGCAAATCAAAAGTGCTAATAATGTAAGAAAGTAGTTCCTCTGGTGGTGCTCCCAGTTCCCCAAGTGTAGGAATAAGTTGCATAATGGTTGCCTTCTTCATCGCTGTTGTGATAGGCGACGAAGCCTGATCAGCAAAAGAATAACGGAACTTACCGGAGAAAGCCTCTGGTGAAATAACACGCGGCTTGTAGTCAATAAGCACAACCTCTCTTGTTTCGTCTGCGTCCTCGCCAGTCATAAGCAGGTGAAAAATAAGAGACTGGTAGATCTCGCCAGACATCTCCATAGCCCTATGGAAGAAGCGAGCAAGCCTTCCTATTTCACTATTCGCATAAGAAGTTAGAGCAGCGATCTCTGTGGCGCTTGCCTGTGTCGCTACGCCTCTGGTGAAAGGAGCCATAACTGAACCACGGTCAAGGTCAGCACGGATTTCAGCCTTGTAGATAGAATAGTCAGGCGAATAGGTGGCTGTGGCGAGCGGCACAATAACATTACGAGCATCGCTGTCTGGCGGCACATCCAACTCAACAACCGACTGGTCTATGTTCTGGGCAAGAATAGCCTTGCCTTCTTCGTCAAGCGCTCCCTTCTGTGCGACATAAATGCGTGCGTCTCTGCGAAGTCCATTAGCCCAAACGGTTCGTAGGTTGTTGATTTCGTAGAGTTGGTCGTAGATCCTAGCCATAGAGGAAAAGCCTTTGAGCGGTGCCTCTGGGGAATAGGAAAGGTAGAGGGGAGCAAGGGGAGGACAAGGCGAACCGTCCTGCTTGCGGAAAGGAATAGGACTTACTGTGTCTATGATCTTGTTTTGACGCTCTGCTGACGGGGAATAGAAGATAAGTTCGTCTTCCATAAGGTCATAGTATTCGTAGATCTCAACATAAGACAACAACTTACTTCCATCAAAACCAGCAACAGTAGCGTCATAGTCGGCGTTTTCGTAGCCGACAGAACCCTTGGCAGACTCAACATAGCGTAAGTATTCCTCCTTTGCGACAGGGTTGAACTTCACACTTGGGAACTTTTCTTTTGCTTCGTTGAAGGGTAGGAAGTAGCGGTGTCCTATGAAACGGGAAGCAGCAAAGTCTTCTGCCTCAAAATCAACGACAACATCCCAAGGATGAACGGCGCGAATAGCAACCGAATCAATAACCTTTTCTCGGTCAAGCACGCCCATCTTAAAAAATGAATAAGGGTAAAGAAGTGCGTAGCGTAGTCCCTGCTCTACGATGTCAATCTTGTCGTAGAGAAAACGGTTGATCACAGCCTCAACGACTTCTGGGTCGCCTCTATTCTGCGCGTCAGCACCTACGGTCAGGGCTGGTGCCTTGGAATAAAGCGAAGCAATAAAGCCCTCTATGTAGGCATAGGCGTCCGCTGTCTCTACGGAAACAAAACTATTTCTATTAAAAGCGTTGTCTCTTTCACTACCAAACATAGAGCACTTGTAGGCGCTCGTGTAGGCGGACATCCTTTCTCTTTGTCTGTCCCAGTATTCTCTATGCTGGGAGGTTAGGTAATAAAGTTCTTTTTGATTCAGTCCCATTTAGCGTCTCCTTTTTAGAGGGTGGTTTCTCATAAGTGGGTTTATTTGTTTTGTAGATCTTTGCTCTCGCTTGACTTGTTCCATCCACTTGTCGTAGTCTGTGCGAGGTGTAGAAACGCCTTGTAGGTGGTAGAGGGCAAGAGCATAAGAAATAACACGGTCGTCGTGGGAACCCGGTGGGTGCTTTGGAGCAAGACCTTTTGGATCTTTCACAAGGTTTCTCATTTCGGCATAAGTAGGTTGGTCTAAATAAGCAATAAGGTTTTCTTCCAAGTAGGTTCGCAAACAGTCGTAGAGCATCATCTTTGACTTTGCTGTGGTCGTAAATGATTTGTAGTTGCGCCAAGAGTTATTGTTTAGGATCTCTTGGAACTGGCCGCCACCGTGGTTATTCTCAAAAACTATTTGTGCATTAAACCTTTTGGCAAGGTTCATAGTTGCTATTGTGAAGTCGTGGATAGACATTTTATTAGACGACAGCACGGCAACTGGGGCACTTGTAAGTTTAGAAACAACAGTAGCAACCGAATAGTCGCCACCTACACCAGCAGCAAGATCAACTCCGCAAACATAAATGTCGCTGGTTTCTCTTTCGGTTATGACCTGAATAGGACTATTGCCTATTTCTACTATGTCTAAATGTTGGAAATGTTCTTCGGCAAAGTAGTTCTCTTCGCTTAACGAATAAGCCTCTTCAATAGTAAGAGGGAACTCACGGCGGAATAAACGCTCGTCTTTTATTTCACCGATCTTTCTACGACGCCAATAGACTTGCTCGGGTGTGAGCGAAAAGTCTTCCATTAGTTTTAGTTCGCCTGCGTCCCACTCTATTCCGCCCTTTGGTAGTTTCAGCGAGTATTGTGGGAAAGAAGTCCAAGGAAGAAAAATAACTTTCCACCTTTCGTCATAATGATTCGTTCTTGCGATGTTGTGTAGTGCGTCTCCGTAGTGGTTGGCTGTGCTTTCCAAAATGATCTTGCCGTCGTTGGTAGAAGCAATAAGCGAAGCCAAGAACTCTTCTGGGTGGTCGTAGAAAGCAAACTCGCTGGCGTGTGCGTGGTTGAAGGTGAAGCCTCGGTTATGTCCGTCGCCTTGTGCAGACACAGCAAGAATAGTGCTGTCCGTGCTGGGAAAGACCATCCGATCAACACGCTCGCTACAAGTTCTACGAAGAGGCTTTGGTAGGTTATTTAGGAAACGCTTGTCTATTTTTAGAAGTTCTGTTGCGGAACCAAGTTTGTTAGAGCAGAGTGCCGAGTTTATGGAACGGTTGCTCGTGTAGGTTTCCCAAAATAAAGCAGCACGACACGCGGTCGTAATGCCGAGTTGTCGTGCTTTCACAATAGCGATGCGGTCTATTTCTGGGTCGGTGATTGCTTTGATTATTTGGATCTGCTCGTCCGTTAGAACATTACCAAAAGTCTTGTATTTGCCCTTCTTGTCTTTTATGCGAAGACGAGAGATAAACTCCACCGGATCGGAGAGCACTTTGTCTATGGCTGGATTCATTTATTAGTTTTTTTAGAAACCGAAACAAGCCAAGTGTCAAGGGCAGAGGAACCGTTGGCGTCTTCCAACTGTGTTCCTCGGTAAAGAACAAGCAAAGAAATAAGATCTTGCACCTTCGCGCTCTTCCAGTCTTCCTCATCAAACTTCTCTATGAGGGCGGAAATAATGTTTTCAAGCGTCTTGGTTATGTCTCCCTTCTTCATAGAAGAGACGGCGCGTTTTGCTTGTGTTGATTTCATTTGACCCTTCCGTTATTGACCCGACTAAAAGCCTGTTATTCTTGCGAGGCAGACTCGTCGTCAAGTTCAGTCGTAGAACCTTCACTAATAAAAAGGTTTGTCAAGTCTTCCTCTATTCTCTCAAATAGATCGTAGGGTGTAACCCTTTTGTGAAGTCCCATAAATAAACGGTAGGTTTTTAGACGGAGGGTCTCTCTTACAAAGTGGCGCTGCTTGTAGCGCCTTTGTCTTTCTGTTCCTGTGTTGTCTGTCTTTTTAGGCAAGCCAGTCTTCCAACCTTGTTTGTAGTTTGCTCTTTGCTCTTTTGTAAATGTTTTGGATTGTCTGGTGGGAGCAACCCATTTCTTTTGCGAGCACACGAAGCGATTTAGATTCTTCTGCTATTGAATAAAACACAGACCTTTCACGCTCGTTTAGGCACTCGTCTATTTCTTCACAAAGTTCTTCATAGCGTAGTCTGCTGTCTGGTTCTACTTGCGAAAGGTAAGGCTGGGTTTGGATCCAGTCCAAGTTTATTGGAACTGTTTTGATCCAGTCGTCATAAAAAGGTAGGGCATCTACCTCGTGCCATGACTGGCAAGCGTTCAGCCTGTCTGTGTGTGTCGCTCTATTCTGTCGCATAGTCTTTGAACCATAAGTCCTTTTCTTCATAACAAAACCTCCTATGAGTAGTTTAACTACTATGGAATAAATAGTCATAGAAAGTTTGTAAAGACTTCACTTCATAGACTTTTTTCCTTTACACTTCCAACGCTTACGGGAAAGGTTGTTGGGTGTGTTGGGATCGTTTTGTTTCTTCTTTGACAAGCGCTTCTTTATTCCATAAGAACGAGCGCAATAAGAATCGCCCTTTGGTGTTCCCGGCTTTACACGAGGGCCACCGCCTTTTGCTTTGCCAGCCTGTCCGTAGGAAACCTTTTTAGTTCTGCCGGTCTTTGGGTTCTTTACAACCTTGACCTTTGCTTTACCTTTTCTTGGCTTTGCCATAGCCTCCTCCTTTCTTCTTTGACTGGGAAGCCTTAATGGCGCGAAGCCTTTTGGTTGCCTCCTTCTTTGTCTTTGAATAACCTTTGGTGTTGTCTATTTTGTAGCCTTTCTTTGTTTTGCGAATAGGCATTATTTCTTTTTCCGTTTAGGTGCGAAACCACCTTTCTTCTTTTTCATCTTCTCGTAGGTCTTGGGGTCTATGGTAGAACGGGACTTGGATCTGCTTGTCCCTGCTTTCTTCCGCTTGTTTATGTTTCTGTAAAGCGACATCACTTTCCTCCTTTGAGTTTGACGATGGAGTCAATAACGCCTTGGGAGCCGATGTAAATGGCCGAGAGAATAACCCAGTCTCCGCTGGTAAGGAAGCCGGCTGCTGCCAAAGCAGTAGCAGTAATCCAAACGAGCAACTTGCGAGAGACGATTTTAGAAAGTCCTTTGTCAATAGCATTTCTCATTTTTCCTCCTGCTCTAACAACTCGCGGTATTG